CGTGTCGAGCCACGCTTGGGCGTCGGCGTGCAGCGCGCGGTCGTGGGCCTCGCACGCCACGTTGGCCTCAAACACGCGTTGCTCGAGCACGGTGAACACATACTGGCCGGCCTCGACATACGAGCGGTCAAAGACCGTCTGCCACGTGTTGCGGTGCGCAGAGTCACGGGCCTTGGGCTCCTGGATGGTCTGGCCGACATACACGTGGTCGCCCGTGCGCGCGCAGGTGTACAGGTACACGGTGCACGTCAGCGACTGGTGCCCCGGCTCCCAGTGGTAGTCCTCGGGCGCATCGTCGCCGCCCCCCGCGGCCGCCCCGAACCCAAAGTCCTCGAGCGATGACTGCATTCGGGCCCCCCGGGATCTCGCACTCGAGCTCGGGGCCCCAGAATCTCGAGCTCGGGGCCCCCCGGGTCTCGCACTCGAGGGCCCCGGGATCTCGCGCGCAAAAAAACACCCGTGCCCATGACTCACCGCAGGGCGTACGTCAGATTCAGGAGTGCCGCGAAGCAGAGCCATGCGATGTACGGCGCGAGCCACGGCCGCAGCGCGGCGCTCTCGGCGCCGGTGTGCCACGCCTGGGCGACCATCGCGAGCAGCAGGGCGAGGGCGAGCCGCACCCATCCGCGCAGGAAGAGCGGCGTCCACGCCACGTTCAGGGCGAGGAGCAGCAGCATGGCCCACGGGGCCTCGGGGGCGAGGTCGTCGCCCCCGCGCACCGCGAGCGCGAGGCAGTACCCGAGCATCGTGTAGAGCGCCGTCCACACGGGGCCAAACACCCACCCCGGCGGCTGGAGCGGGGCGGGGCGGTCGTAGACGTCGCCGAACCGCCGGCCGCCGCTCAGCGCCCGTGCGAGCAGCGGGCAGAACACCGGGGGCAGGATGATGAGCTCGACCCTGAGCTGCGCCATCGGCCTTTAATTTAGGGTTTCCAACTTTTGTTTTCGCCCCGCACTGGCCGTCGAGCTCGCACATGTTGGCGTGCACACGTTTGCTGCGCCGCAGGAGGAACGCCCCCTCCGACTCCCTCGCCGCACGCTCCTCCGCCTGAGTGGATGCGAGGCGGATGTTGACCCGGGACGTCACCCTTCGCGGCTCGGACGGACACTTACAAGTACAGTCCCATCGAGTCCCCACAGCCCCCGAGGCTGCGGCACGTCTGCGGCCGACCGTGGGTGTCCGCCCCACGGCCCTCCGTGACCCCGACCCGGGCGACGGGTAGCGGGGTCGGCCCCCCGCACGGCGGGGGCATCGCCTGGTGGACGCACATGCGGTCGTTCACACGGTAATCGACGCTCGGGACGGTCACCGCATCATTGGAGTATAGGCTCACGCTGTGGTAGGGGTTCGAGCTTAGGGGTGCCATGGACATGGTTGTCGGCGTGTCAAAGTTGCTATAGTGTCTGCCCGGCATTGTGGTTTTCATTTCATTGCACAATTTTTTCGCTGCACCGCCTTGGCTACTCACACCTACGCGACACTCTCTTCTTGCACACGACGGCGCTTACGCCGCTCAGCCGCCAGCTTCGCAATCTGCTCCCCCAGTGCCATTGCCTTCCACTCATAGTCCTCGGGGAGGGCATGGAGGTCGTCGCGCAGACGCTCAGTCATCTCAGACATCGTGGCCAGGTGCTTGTCCAGTACTTTGAGCTCTTGCTTGCGCTTCTTGGCTCGGTATGCCGGGCAGAGAAACTTGGAGTCGATCGCCATCACATTGTACCCGGGGTGGTCCACGGGCTCCAGAGACACCAGGTGGCGCTGGGAGAGCAGCTCGGCCCCGCACCCCCCCTCGCACTCGCACTCCCGTGTGGTGTTCTTGACGCGCATCAGCAGGCGGGACCCGACCTCGAGGGGCTGGCCAGGGTTGATGCCCGCTTGGTGGAGCGAGGCTGCCGGGATCGCCACCTCCTCTACGGCCAGGGGGCACTTGCACCCGTTGCACATGTACACGATATCGCGTCCTTCGGGCTCCTCGGCCGCGCACTCGGAGTGATCATACTCAAGCCTGTGTCCACTCGGCTCCGCTCCCATGAAGCCCGCCGCATCAAAGTCCGTCATCCACGCGCCCTTCACACGCCTCCACTCTCCATCCGTCTCCAGGTCTCGTACCTTGCACTTGGTGCCCGTGCAGTATGGGCGGTAGATACAGCGGTTGCACCGTGGTTTGGGTGGGGTGTCCGTGATCACCAGTGTGTGCTCGTCGTCCGTGTGCGCCGTCGCCACGATGCGGCAGCCCAGTCTGCTCGACCACTGTGCGAGGAGCGTCGCCCGGCGGCGCATACCGTCCGGCGCTGAAGCCGGGAGGCAGCGGTCATACTCCGTGTAAGAGGGGCTTGTGGGGGAGTACGAAGGCTCGTAGAATTCGCACTCGCCCGTGAGCTCGTCAAAGCGGCCCGCAGGCCGGGGGCTGAAGGGGGGGCTGTAGGATGCCATTACACGCACGCTCTCAGTCTGCGGAAGGCTGGCCCTCGCTGTGCGGAGCTCTTATTCATGACACCTTGCAATTTAAAATTGGTCGCAGAATACAATGCGACCAATATTTAATTTCGCTATGTGATACGACTGGGCAACACGAAGCACGGTCAACATCGAACACACAGCCACAAATGGACCACCTGGGACTTGTGCTCCAGTATTCGGAGACCACCACGTGGCAAACGTCGATCCGCGAGGTTCTCGCGAAGACGCCACTCACCGTGGATGCATCGTACCGGGTCTACACACCTGGGTCGGCACTGGCGCTCGCCCTCGGCCCGCGGCGGTGTGCGGCGTTAGGCGAGAAGTCGCCACAGCTGCTAGGACTCGTGTATGCGATGCACATGGCGGCACTCGCATGGGCGGTGCACAATGACAGAGTCGAAGGGACGGAGACACAGGTGGGATCTAATGTGTCGGTTCAAATGGTACGCGACAGGCTGAACGACTGGTGTGAGCGCTTATTCGCGAGGCACGTGGAGACCCCGGAAGTGTGCAGGTCGTTCGTGGAGACGGCGATGGTATTGGTACCGTACACGGTGGTCTGGGAAGTGAGCCCGATGAGGCAGCTGCGACGGAACTGGAAAGCAATGGAGATCCATACGGGGAACGCAAACAGAGGGAAGGTGGTGACGCAGAGCGGCGAAGCCGCACGGGAGCTGGCGGCCATGGCGGTCATCTGTGCATCTGCTGCGCCCCGGCGGGAGATGGCGCCGACGACGATGATCAGAGGCATGGAACTGATAGCGAGGGAGGGTGCAACGCTGAAGGTGCTGGAACGCTGTGCGAACCTAATCATGCGGAGTGCAGTGGATGGATCCGCGGGCCTATCCGCGGGCGTGGTAGCAACACTGGTATGCTCGGACCAGTGGGCCAAGTGGGGGCACGTGACCGCGGTGGGCGACGAGCTGTGGAGATACGTGACGGCGGACGAAGTGTGGGGAATGGTCGATGAGCTGCAGGAGGGTGGCTGCAGTGTGATGGAAGTAGCGGGTGTGCTCGACATGGCACTCCACGGGGGGAAGGTCGTTCCCGGATTCGCGATCTTCCCCCCGTGCGAGCGAGCGATCGCCTCGATGCGGGCACGATACGGCGAGGCGGCGGTGCTCGCGATACGGGAGGTGCAAGGGGGGGACGTCGACGAGACACGGGCAAAGCTGCGGCGGCTGCTAGCGCTGGTGCCGACTGCGTCTCTTTCGAAGGTTGAATTCACAGAGAGTGCCAGGGTGTGTGCACACTCGGTGATGGCCTCGTCCTCCTGGCGATCTTATATTTGCTGCCCGTGGGGCGAGACGAACCCCCGTGCACGGGTACGGCGAGAAGCACTCGGCGAGCTGCGGACTGGAGTCGCAGCGGACCTGGCGCGGGCCATCTCGCGGGCCCCGTGGATGGCCGAATCGACGATGGATACGGGGGCCCACGTGGACACGGTCCGGGCCGTGACGCGCCGGCCCGTGTGCCACGCGGCCCTGACGCCGTTACCGGGCCACATGGACCGGGTTCTCGTAAACTCATGGGGGGTTCGCTGCTACATTGACCAGCTCGAGGACGAGCACCTAGGTGACTGGCACTGCCTGTTTGCGGCCGACTACGGGGTCGCACATGCGAGCCCGAACACGATACTGTTCGCTGCCTTTGGCCCCACGAGAACCGAGTGGCTGGACGGGAGGGTCGGCGTCACGTGGATGGACGCGATCTGGGAGCGTCCGGCGCTCCTACAGGCGTTTGGGCGAGTGCCAATCCCGGCGCACTACGAGCTCTCGTGGTCGATGTATCTCGGCGAGAACATCGCAATGCTGGCGCATCGCGACCCCCGGGTGGTACAGTATGTGCGGTCAATGAGCATGGTCACGAACCGCGACAAACAGACACACGTGGCCGCAGCGATTGCGGCTAACCCCACGTGCCTGTGCCATATCCGGACAGGCACAAGCCCCGGTCACATTGCACGCTATGTGCGCATGAACCCGCACTGGCGGTCGCCGGGCTCGAGGACACGCGCCATCGTGTCCCACAAGTGGACCGTGCGGCGAGCGCTACGTGAGATGGTACTGTCAGATGAGGATATATAAACATTGTAATTTTTACAGCTCGATCGTCCGCACAGCGTCGGACGAGCGCTGGATCTCGACCCCCTTCCCCCACACCCCGTGTGTTTCGTGCTCCTCGAAGAGCGAGATCAGATCCACATTGGACAGCAGCATGCGGCGGCAGCACTGTCGAGAGATGCCGCACAGTGCGAGCGCCTCGGCCGCCGTGTTCCCCGAGTCGACCGCCTGCAGATAGGCTGCCCAGTCGTTGCCGATACGGTGGTTGCAGGAGAAGCAGCACACGGGCACTAGCATCGGGTCGCTGGTATGCGCTCGCATGCAAGGGTGGCCGCTCGTTCGCGGCTGGGCGCGGCGGCGGGCGTGCTCAAAAAAAAAGAGTGCTCTCGTAATGCGGTGGAATTCACGGAAGTTGTGCCCGTGGCGTTTCCTGGACTCCGGGTGGCACGGCGCCAGAGTCACCGGCACCGGCACCGGCGTGAGCTCTACTTGTGGTGACTGGCACTGAATCGACCCAGTTGGGCGGCTCCACCCGTGCGGGCTGCCCTTCCGGTACGGGCGTCGGGGGATATGAACGATGTCCTCATTCGTGCTTCGAGTTCTTGGTTTCTCGCGCGCAGATCAGCAGTGGTTTGCTTCAGACCTTCCCGTTGTTTCAATTCGTGCCGCAGATTCCCGATCTCCGTTGCGTGCGTCGCGACCAGACGTTCCATCTGTTCCCGTGCACTCGCGAGCTCATCGGTGAGGCGGGCATTAGTGGCCTGTGCCGCCTGTAAGTCGGGACCCAGGGATCCCAATTCTTCTCTTGCGGTTTCCAACTCTTGCATTCTCTGAATTAACTCACTAGTGGCCTGTGCCACCCGCAAGTCGGGACCCGGGTCCAATTGTTCTCTTGCGGCATCCAACTCTGCCATTCTCTGCATTAACTGCGACTGAGCGTCCTCGTACTTTGATTTCCATCCCTCTGATTGTGCTTGCACGGCTTCCATCTCGCGCATTTTCCTTATTTAATCAGCCTGGTAGTTCTGTGACCGCAATTGCGATTCCCCGGCTTCGTTTTGAGCACTGCGAGCTTGTCTTTGAAAATCCATGGCACGCTTCGTCTGCACCGCCCCGAAACCCAGGCCAGTTGCGGTTCCTATCATACCCAGTACAGCACCTGCAGTGGCCCACCCCGCCCCCCCGGGCGTGTCCGCCGGCCGCGGAGTCCCCGCCCCCCCGGGCGTGTCCGCCG